TCCAACTAAGCCAGAAACTTATGAATTACCTTTTCAGGAGTACGATTTAAGTAAAGTTAAAAGAGTTGAGGACTTGCCTGTATGGGATAAAGGTTGTGATAGTTCTTATACATGGTCAAAAAGATTTAAACATTTAATGAGTAAAGGCACACCAAAACAAATAGCTGAACGTATTATTGACACAGCTAAAACTGAAACCAACCCTGATGGTTTGTTTAAACATCCAATATCAAAACAAAAATCTGATATGTGTTTTACAGGAGGAGAGCCATTAACAGCTAATGGGCAAACAGCTAGTATAAATATACTTAAATACTTTAATGATATTATTAACTTGCCAAGGTCTGTTACATACGAAACAAATGGTACCAGAAAGCTTAATAGCGACTTCATACAGTTTTGGGAAAATACACATTATTATGAATTGTTTTTTTCTGTAAGTCCTAAGTTATGGACAGTTGCCGGAGAACAAAGACAAAAAGCAATATTACCTGAAGTTGTAGCCACATATTATAAATTAAGTACTAGAGGGCATTTAAAGTTTGTATTAGGTAGTAAGACAGAACAATGGGACGAAATGGAAGAAGTTTTACAGATGTATAGAGATGTAGGTATTGATTATCCTGTATATATTATGCCTGTAGGAGCAAGAGAGGAAGAACAAGTTGAGAGTGCAGGAAAAATTGCAGAAATGGCTTTTAAAAGAGGTTATAATGTTTCAGCAAGAGTTCATGTATATTTATTTGGCAATGCGATAGGAACATAGAATGCTTACATTAGAAGGATATGAAGATGCTTTTATAGGTTTTACAGAGAAGAATTTGAAAACCTTTATAGCTATTTATGATAGAAACAAATGTATTGATATTGTTATGAAGAAACAAAAATTAAGTCACGAAAAAGCTATTGAGTGGTTTGAAAAAAATGTAGATGAAAAATTAATGGGTAATGATACACCATTAATATTATTTCCTATGGGATATGAAAAATATTTACATTTAGCAAAATATCTATGGGGACATACAGAGCATCAAAATGACAACAAGAGTTGATTAAATGGAAAAATTTTATTTAATGCCTGAATTTAAAAAGGCTTTTCTAGGTACAACCATTGCAAGAGCTAATATGCAGACAGTAGCAGTTTATGATTTTGATAAATGTCTAGATATAATTATGAAAAGAGATAAAGTAGAATATGATGAAGCAATGGATATATTTTATTTTAATACAGTAAATGCTGATATGGCAGAAAAAACACCTATTATATTACAAAGACATAAAGAAAAAGAAATGGAGGATTGGGATTGGGATGAGTAAAAAGAAACCTAACCAACTAAAAAAAATAGGTAGACCTCAAATAGTTATTGATGAAGATTTATGTAAGAAAGCAGAAACACTTGCAGCACAGGGTCTAACAATGGAGCAAATAGCAAATGTTTTAGGCATGAGTGAAGCAACATTGTATGATAAAAAGGATAAATTTTCAGAGTTTTCAGAGAGTATAAAAAGAGGAAAAGACAAAGGAATAGCTACAGTAACAAGTGCATTGTTTACTAAAGCTAGGGCAGGAGATAATACTGCTATGATTTTCTATCTTAAAAATAGAGCAGGTTGGCAAGATAAAATTGAAAAAGAAACTATTATTGAACAAAAGCAAATAATTGATTTAACTAGGATAACTGATGATGAACTCGGCAGACTTAAACAAGTCCTTACCAAAGCTTCTACAACAAGTGGAAGCAGAGGAGATGAAAAGGTCATTGAAGGAGTTTACGAAAAATAGTTGGCAATCAATAGAACCTAATAGACAGTTCTATGATAACTGGCATATTGATGCAATAAGTGAGCATCTTCAAGCAGTAGTTGAAGGTGACATAAAAAGATTAATTATAAATATTCCACCTAGACATATGAAGTCAATAAGTGTTGCAGTTGCTTTACCAGCATGGACATGGACAAGAGACCCACATAAAAGATTTCTTTATGCAAGTTATGCTGGTTCATTATCTATAAGGGATAGTGTTAAGTGCAGAAGATTAATAGATAGTCAATGGTATCAACATTACTTTGGTGATATGTTTAATTTAACCACAGACCAAAATCAGAAACAAAGATTTGAGAATAACAAAACAGGACAAAGGATAGCAACATCAGTTGATGGTGCATTGACAGGAGAAGGTGGAGACATAATTGTTATAGATGACCCTCACAATGTTAGAGAAGCAGAGTCTAGTGTAGTTAGGGAAGGTGTGTTAGAATGGTGGGATCAAGCAATGCAAACCAGATTGAATGACCCAAAAACTGGTGCATTTATAATTATTATGCAAAGAGTGCATGAGAATGATTTAACTGGTCATATATTAGGGAATGAAAGAAATGCTTGGGATCATTTATGCTTACCTGCACGATATGAAAAAAAACACCCCACCCCCACTAAATCATCACTTGGCTTTAAAGACCCAAGAAGAGAAGAGGGTGAACTATTATGGGAACAAAGGGTTGATCAAGAAACTCTTACAAATCTTGAAAAAAGTTTAGGAACATATGCAAGTGCTGGTCAATTACAACAAAGACCTATGCCTAAAGGTGGTGCTATCCTTAAAGCAGAATGGTGGACACCTTGGGAACATGAAAAATTACCAGACATAGAATACATAGTACAAAGTTATGATACTGCATTTAGCACAAAAGAAAATAGCAGTTATAGTGCAAGAACAACATGGGGAATATTTAAACAAAATGGTCAAGTAAATGCAATAGTTATAGAAATGTGGTATGATAGAGTAACATATCCAGAATTAAGAAAACTAGCACAAGAGTCATATGATGATTGGCAACCAGATGCTGTGTTGATAGAAAAGAAAGCAAGTGGGCAAAGTTTATTGCAAGATTTAAGAATGGCAGGAGTTCCTGTATTGGCTTATAATCCAGATAGAGATAAAATTGCAAGAGCCCATGCTTGTAGTGCATTGTTAGAAGATGGAAGAATCTTCTTCCCAAAGGGTAAAAAATGGTGTAAAAATTTAATAGATATATGTGCAGCATTTCCTGCTGGTGATAATGATGATATAGTAGATACTTGTACACAGGCATGGTTAAGATTAAGAAAAGGTTGGTTTATAACACACTCAACAGATTATGATGAAGATGACCAACAACAAGAAAAGAGGATAACATTCTATGGCTAGACAACCAAAAGTAATCCCATTCGCAGAAACAATGCCCTCAGATGACTTTGTAGTTGAGCAAATTAATGATGATGAAGTTTTAATAGGTGACCCACAACTTGATGTAGTGGATGAAACTGTATCTACATTTGATGAAAATTTAGCAGATACTATTGATGCACAAGAACTTAATGGTGTAGCAAGTCAACTAATATCAAGCTATGAATCTGATAAAGAAGCAAGATCACAATGGGAATCTAGATACAAACAAGGTTTAGAAACACTTGATCCTAATGGTGGACAAGATGAAGAAGAAAACCAAAGAGCAACAAGGGGACTTAGTACAGTAGTTCACCCTATGATTGCTGAAGCAGCAACACAATTCAATGCCAGAGCCATAGCAGAGTTATATCCATCAGGAGGTCCTGTAAAAACTGTTATTATAGGTGAAGCTAATGAAGAAATGGAAGATCAAGCAAGACGAGTAAAAGATTATATGAATTATCAAATTACTCAAGAAATGCCAGAATACTTTCCTGACTTAGATCAAATGTTGTTTCAATTACCATTGATTGGTCATACATTTAAAAAAGTGTGGTGGGATGCAAATTTAGATAGACAATGCTCACAATTTGTAAAAGCTGAAGATTTTGTTGTTTCTCCTGATAGTAAAGACTTATACACAGCACCAAGATATACTCATGTAATAAGAATGCCTAAAAATGAGTTCAACAAATATGTAGAAGCAGGGCAGTATTTACCTAGTAAATATTCATCAGAAGATATTGACCCATCTGGAGATATAGGTAGTGAAATAGAAGGTGTTGATCCTTATGGAGATTCTAGTGATCAGGTAATGACATTATTAGAAGTTCATTCTTATCAAATGTTTGATGGTGTTGATGGCATAGAAGACAATGAAGATGAAGATGCAGTTGCTTTGCCATATGTTATTACAATAGATTATGATGCTGAAAAAATTGTTGCAGTTAGAAGAAACTGGGAAGAAGAAGATGCTAAGAAAAAACGTAGAGATTGGTTTGTAAGCTACAAGTTCTTGCCAAGTACAGGTTTCTATGGATTTGGTCTTTACCACATGATAGGTGGGCTTGGAAAGGCAGCAACAGGTAGTTTAAGAGCATTACTTGATAGTGCAGCATTTGCTAATATGCAAGGTGGCTTTAAGTTAAAGGGCAGAGTAACTGGTGGTGAAATGCAAATCAATCCGGGAGAATTTGCTGATCTTGATGCAACAGTTGATGATGTAAACAAAGCTATAATGCCTTTACCATTTAAAGAACCATCACAAACCTTATTTAATCTTATGGGTGCAATTACAGATTCAGGTAGAAGATTTGCAAGTACAGCTGATTTAAATGTTGGAGATGTCAATCCTAATGCACCTGTTGGTTCAACAGTTGCTCTTATTGAACAAGGCAGTAAAGCATTTTCAGCTATACACAAAAGATTACATTATTCACAGGGGCAAGAGTTTAAATTACTTGCTAAATTAAATGCAATTTATTTACCTGATCAAGTAAAATTTTCTGCTGTAGGTTCAAGTTCAATTATATATGCAAAAGATTTTGATGATAGAATAGATATAGTTCCTGTAAGTGATCCAAACATATTTAGTACAGCACAAAGGATTGCCCAAGGACAAGCAATATTACAAATGGCACAAGCAAGTCCACAACTTTATGATATGTACGAAGCTAATAAAAGAATGCTTGAAGCTGTAAGAATAAATAATATTGATGAAATACTTAAAAAACCTGAAGAAGCAGTTAGACTTGACCCTATAGATGAAAATATGTCTGTTATGTATGGCAAAGCTATAAGAGCCTTTCCAGAGCAAGACCATGAAAGCCATATAGCAGTTCATATGCAATTTCTACAAGACCCATCATTAGGTGGAAATCCCGGAGCACAAGGTCTTACACCAATATTAATTGCACATATAGCAGAACATATTGCTTTATTATATCGTACTAGGATGCAAGCAAGTATAAATATGAGTTTACCTAACATACCAGATTTAAGAGACCCTAAGTTTAAATTTGATGACATTGATCCACAATTAGACATGATGATAAGTCAAAGAGCAGCACAAGTGGTTGCACAAGCACCACAAATGGAAGCAATCAAACCATTAATGGCAGCTATGCAAGGACAACAACAACCAAACCCATTAGAATATGCACAGCAGTTAGCACAGCTTGAGGCACAGGCACTCAAAGCAAGAACAGATGCACAAATACAGGCAGACATGGCAAAAGCTCAACAGAACATGGATATTAAACAAGCTGAAGCTAAACAAAAAATGGATATTGACCAAGCAAAACTACAAGCTGATTTACAAGGTAAGGTTCAAAAGCTAGAATTAGAATTGAAAATGGAAAGAGAAAAAAATAATTTAAAGCTACAACAGGAGATAATTAAAAATGGCTAGAATGGATCAAGGTGGTGGGTTAGCATTGCCTATAACAGAAGACATGATAGATAATCCAGCGATAGAAGGTGGGTTAACACCTCAACTAACACCTTTAACAGAGGATATGCTACAAAATCCAAGTGGTGATATGCCTATGATGTCTGATGAAGAAAAAAGATTGTTTATGGAATTGTTTGAAAAAGGTATTCCAGAAGATATGATAATAGATATAATGGCAAGTGCAAAAGTTGGAGCAGCAATACCAGCTACAGCAGTAAACCCAGCAGAGTTTGGTGGATTGCCAAACACAGGCTCCTCCCCAGCTGGCGATCCATCAATGCCAACAGCAGGTGGTACAGGTGAAGGTGCTATGAGCAATCAAGACATGACTATGTATCTACAAAACAAAGTCAATGAGATAAAGAGTAGAACAGGTGGTAATACAGGAATGGGTGCATTAAGTGGTGTTCCTGCTGGTAATCAAACACCAATGGCTATGCCTACACCTAGACCAGCTATGCCACCAAGATTAGGAGCTGATAGAACATTTAATCCTATGGATCAATTAACTCCAACCAATACACCTAATACTTAGAGGTAAATAT